CCATTTTTATATTTTGACATGGCGGTTTGGAACCAGCAAGAAAAGCCCCCATAATTCCAAAAGGATTTAGTACATTTAGATTGCTAATTGTTCCAGGAATTAACCCCCTAAATTCAGTGAAATTCACGCCCATGCCAGCTGAAATAAATGGCACATTTCCTTGAGGAACATTATTCACATAAATATATCTGTCTACATCTTGTTTTGTTTCAGTGTCCACACAAGTCGCACCTGTTTTCAAAAAGAATTTATTTCCCAAAGGTCCACCGGTTGCCGACGCGGTTGAATTGCCGCTGACTAATAATGAGGTATAATTTATCAGGCCATCAATGTCTCTTCCAAAGGCAGATAAATTTCCGTCAGAACTCATGCCAATGTCGCTAGGCGATTTTATATTTTTATAATATGGATAATCTGGACCGAGCAATTTTTCTTGGACTGCATTCGCATCCGTTAAAACATCTTGAAATATAGTTGTCATATATATTTCAAGAAGAAGATAAATTATGTCTACTGTAAATCAGTTGAACTAATTGCAGGCGGATTCGGTGGCAATTGTTTCTGAGCCGTTGTTGCTTGTTGAAGCATAAATTGGTTCACTTGATCTGTTAAAGTATACAAATTTCCACTAATGTCTTGAACTTCTTTTTTCATGCCAAGCAACTCATCCATTTGCCCTTTAAGAGCTTGGATGTTTCCAGCGTTTTGTTGTGCTAATATAGTTGGATTGTTTGGGTCATATGGTTGATAGGGTGTTGTTGTTGTTGCCGTTGTTGCCGCCGTTTCTAATCCTTCTTTTACTCGATATACTTGATATACAATCAAAAGGGCAAATAAAAATAATAGAATGTTTATCAAAAATGTCATAAATAAATCCATCAATATATATATATTCTCTCTTAATATTATTATTATGTCATCAGCATTAAATCCATTAGGAATGAACTCATACAACAATCGTACCAATCAAGGTGGATACAAATCATGGAAAGGAGACGGTGTGTTTAGCAATCCAGTAGGAATTACAGCAGGAAACATCCGACCTTTGACAAATAATGACCCTACTAATAACGCACCCCAAAATTTCGGATTGCCAAGACCGATTAAGCATTATAGAAAAGGCATTGCAGTTATTTCACTTGAGGATCCAACAAATAGTAGACAAGTAAAATCATCTACTGGAGGTTCTTTAATTGGTCAATTGATGGATATTCCAGGTGGTTTTTCAATTAAAAAAAATGTGCCCAATGAAATTTCAAACACGCAACAATTAGATCTCAATTGTCAAACATGTCAAGGCATTGGACTGATCAGCGATTGGCAACCAATAACAAATTTGACTGAAAAGCCGCAACCAGAGACACAAAGCCACGAGTATTGTTGTAATGAAGAGAGAAACGCATTGGTTCGTGTCCGTCCTGCAAGTACACTATTGGATAAAAATTATTATACTACCATATCCGATTATTTATACAATCGTTGCCAAACATTTGAAGAAAAACAATTCAATTATCTTTCTTCAGGGACTTCAACTGTAAAACCAGGTGCACCTCTCTCTCAAAATAATGTTTATAAAGCAAATTGTAATCCGAACTTGGAAATTCAATACACCGAAACTCTTTTGCCAAAAGCTTTACCCCTAACCCCATCCAATCCTCGTGGGTGTGAAATAGTTCAATACAAACCAAACAATTATAAATATGCCAAACAAGGAGCGGTTTCAAGCAGTGACAGACTGTTACGTTTAAGTGTGGAAACATCAAATAAAAACCTTTCAAATATAACAAAATCACAATCAGATTTATTAAAATCCAAATATTTTCTAAATGCTTCAGGAAACATTAGTGAACCTTGTTGCATTCCAAATAAATCAGATTTAGTGAGATACAAATAAATTTATTATATTCTCTCTTATTATGTCATCATCATTTTATCCATTAGGCATGAATTCATACAACAATCGATTGCCACAAGGTGGATACAAAGCATCGAAAGGAACAGGCGTTTTTAGCAATCCTACAGGTGTGACAGCAGGCAATATTCGTCCTTTGACAAATAACGACCCAACGAATAACACACCACAAAAATTCGGATTGCCAAGACCTATTAAGCATTATAGAAAAGGAATTAGCGTTGCTTTGCTTGACAATTCAACAAATAGTAGACAAGTGAAATCATCAACTGGAGGAGGTTCTTTGGTTGGACAGATGATTGACATTCCAGGTGGTTTCTCAATCAAAGAAAATCCGCCCAATGAAACATCAAACACAGAGGAATTAGACAAGGATTGCAAGACATGTCAAGGTGTCGGCATTATCAGTGATTGGCAACCAATAACAGATTTGACGGAAAAACCTGAACCAGAGACACAAACCCAACAATATTGTTGTAATCAAGAGAGAAATGCGTTGCGTCGCATGCGTTCGGCAAACACAAAATTAAAGAAAAATTATTATACTACCAAAACCGATTATTTATACAATCGTTGCCAAACATTCGACCAAAAACAATTCAATTATATCTCTCTTGGAAATGCCGCGACAAAACCTGGTGCACCTCTCTCTCAGGACAATACATACAAGGCAAATTGCAATCCGAACTTGGAAATAGAATACGCCGCATCTTTATTACCAGACGCAATGACGCTTACCCCCTCCAATCCACTTGGGTGTGAAATGGTCCAATACAACCCAAACAATTATAAATACGCACAACAAGGAGCGGTTTCAAGCAGTGACCGGTTGTTGCGTCTTAATGTGGAAACAATCGATACAAATCGTGCAAACATTATCAAATCACAAGAGAACTTGACTAAATCCAAGTATTTTCCAAATGCTTCAGGAACCGAAAATAATTCCTGTTGTATAATTGGGTCAAAAGCTGTGGCTTCATTCGGCACAACAATATTATATATTACATATCCACTAGTAACTCGAACTTTTAGAACATTAACACAACGTTTTTCTTTTCCTTCTTCTTTTTCTTCAATAAGCGATCCTCCTGTTCCTGTTATTCAAAATGAATATATATTAGTTGTCCCATCATACGAATTAATTGGTTCAAATAAAGTGAAAATGACATTGAAATATCAACTTTTTACAAATAACGATGCAGAACTATTAACTGTTGGATTATCATTTGCGAATAATGTGAATTATTACAATCAAAACACTTCCATTATAGAAATAATACAATTTGATAAGATGCCGTTATATGGATTAGGCAATCAGTTTTCTGGTTTAACACCTGAAATACTAATTTCCGCGCCAGACCAACCAATAATTATTCCAGGCACATCTGCTTTAAATTGTTTCAAGGATTGCACTAATTTTAATTCACCAGGAATAATTGATTGGAATATCGCAAATATTGTCAATATGAGTGGTATGTTTGCTAATGCGTCATTATTCAATCAAGACATTAGCGTGTGGGATACGTCTGCAGTTGCTGACATGTCTTATATGTTTGAATCTGCGATAGCATTTAATAATGGACAATCCGGAACAATGGACATTAGTGGAAATCCATTCACTGGTGCATTTTACACCAATTCAACACAAGTATTAACTTCTCCTAACTCGAAATTCTTGACACAATTATCGTCAGTAGATGTCCTTATTATTACAGCAGGGTCAGTGTCATCTCCAACACTTATCTACACAAGTCAAATAAATCCTCCTATTATTAGCGACATTTCATTGGTTTTATTAACACCTAATCCTAATTTTGTTAATATCCCTTCTCCTACAATAATATCCATCAAAAAACAGGTTGCCGGTTCTGCCCCATTAACTTGGAATACATCAAATGTTACAACTATGAATTCTATATTTCAAAATGCTACTTTTTTCAATCAACGTGTTAGTACATGGGATGTGTCCAAAGTTACAGAGATGGATTCGGCTTTTCAAGGCTTTCAAGACCCAATTGTATACACAACTGTATTGTTCAATGTATTTAATAATGGACAACTTTCAGGTTCGTCAGTTGACACCTCATTAAATAAATGGAATACTGGAAATGTAACAAACATGAGTTACATATTTAGCTTAAATTCAGGGTTCAATCAATACATAAGCTATTGGAACACATCAAATGTAACAACTATAGATGGTATGTTTTATAAAGGACTTGTTTTTAATAACGGTTTAGCTTCTGGTGTTGCATCAAATGACGCGTCGTTAAATAGTTGGGACACATCAAAAGTAACAACCATGCAGTCCGTGTTTCAAGAAGCATTTGCGTTCAATCAATATGTCAGTTCATGGGATGTGTCAAAAGTAACAAATATGAACACAATGTTTTATTTGGCAACCACGTTTAATAATGGAGACAGTGGCAATTTGGGTTTAAAATCATTGAATAGTTGGACTGCCCCACTTTGCACTGACTTTACATTAATGTTTCAACAAGCGTCATCATTTAATCAAAATGTGTCAAATCTTGTAAACACTTCTGGTCTTACACCTCCGTCTGGGTGCACTATGGCTTCCATGTTTCAACAAGCAACTGTTTTTAATAATGGAAGTATTTCTGGAGCAAGTGATGCATCATTAAATAGTTGGGACACCTCAAACGTAACAGTAATGAATGCCGTGTTTTATCAAGCACCTGCATTTAATCAACCTATTGGAATGTGGAATACGTCAAGAGTTTCAACTATGGCTTCCATGTTTAATAACGCATCAGTGTTTAATCAAAATGTTAGCACATGGGATGTTTCAGGAGTTACAACCATGGTTTCAATGTTTGCCAACACACCCGTATTCAATAATGGAGACAGTGGAAATAATGGTTTGAAACCATTAACTGGTTGGTGTGCGCCAAAATGCACTACATTTTTATCAATGTTTAATAACTCACCAACATTTAATCAAAATGTGTCAAATCTTGTAAACACTTCTGGTCTTACAGACCCTTCTGGGTGCACTATGGCTAGTATGTTTCAATCAGCAATAGTTTTTAATAATGGAAGTCTTCTGAATGATGGTTCCAATAATTTAAATAGTTGGGACACATCAAAAGTAACAGCCATGCAGTTCATGTTTCAAAACAGTTTTTCTTTCAATCAACCTATTGGCGATTGGAACACATCAAAAGTAACAGCCATGCAGTCCATGTTTCAAAACAGTTTTTCTTTCAATCAACCATTAACAACAGATGGAAATAAATGGAATGTTTCAAATGTTACTACTTTTTTTAACATGTTTTCATCTGCAGTAATATTCAATCAATATATAGGAAATTGGAATACAAGTTCTGCTACAACTATGGCTAGTATGTTCTTTGACGCAAAAGTATTTAATAACGGACAAACTGGAACAATGGATATTAGTGGAAACCTAAATACATTATCTGCAACTTATGCAAATTCAAGCAGATTATTAACTTGTACTGGTGGAAATTTTACAACATTAACGTCAGCAGATGTCCTTATTATTACAACAGGGTCAATCGCATCACCAATAATTTTATATACAAGTCAAATACAAACGACTCCAATAAGTGATGTTTCATTGGTTCTATTAACGGCGTATGGGGCTAATATTCTCTCTGGAATAACATCCATCAAGAAACAACTTCTTGGAACTTCTGACTTGTCATGGAATACTGCAAATGTAACAACTATAAATGGTATATTTTCTCGTGCTCCATATTTTAATCAACGATTGCCATGGGATGTATCAAATGTTACAGACATGACTCTTGCGTTTAACGGAAGTATAACGGCATTGAAATCCACATTTAATAACGGACAACTTGCAGGTTCAAGCAGTCAACCATTAACCAATGCATCATTAGTCCCCTGGTCCCCTACAAAATGCATATCATTTATTTCCACGTTTTTAAATACAGCAGGGTTTAATCAACCAATGTTGAATTTTGTTGACACCTCTGGCATAATACTAGACGCGTCTGGAAATGGGGTTAGTTTGAATTCAATGTTTTCATCCGCAACAATATTCAATCAAAATCTTAACACTTGGAATGTCGGTAATGCCACAAACATGAATACAACGTTTATCTCAGCAACATCATTTAATAATGGAAGTTTAACAAATGATGGTGCCAATGAATTGTTATGGTCTGCTCATAATTGCCCTAATTTCATATCAATGTTCCAATCAGCTCCGACATTTAATCAAAAAGTAAATAATTTAGTAAATACTGCAAATGTAATAGATTGCAATTTGAATGGCATGTTTCAAGCAGCAACATTATTTAATAATGGGCAACTTGGAACGATGGATATTAGTGGAAACACACCATTTACTTATACTGATGCTACCAGAATATTAACTTCTACTGGAGCAAAATTCTTGTCACAATTATCACCAACTACTGACGTCCTTATTATTACAGCAGGAACAACAACAATATATACAAGTCAAATACAATCTATAGTTAGCGACGTTTCGTTGGTTCTATTAACGGCTTATGGTAGTGCATTAACACCAACATCCATCAAAAAACAAGTTGCAGGAAGTGCTGACTTGTCTTGGAACACCATAAATGTAAAAAATATGAGTTACTTATTTTTGGGGGCTTATTATTTCAATCAAAACATTAGCAATTGGAATGTATCAAATGTTACAAATATGTCCTCAATGTTTGCACTTGGAACAACTGCCTCGAGAGACCTATTTAATAATGGACAACTCGCAGGTTCAAGTAGTCAACCATTAAACTGGACAGCAACTAAATGCACTAATTTCAATTCAATGTTTGCATACACATCAGGATTCAATCAACCAATTACAACTCTTGTAGATACTTCTGGTGTAGCAGGATGCAGTTTAACTTCAATGTTTCAAAACACTACAGTATTTAATCAAAATGTTGGTGCTTGGAATGTATCAAGAGTTACAGCCATGAATTTAATGTTTGCCAACACAACAGTATTTAATAATGGAAGTAGTTCTGGAGCAAGTGACGCATCATTAAATTGGTATGCACCAAATTGCACAACATTTGCATCCATGTTTGTATTTTCAACAGCATTTAATCAACCAATACCATTTCTTGTAGATACTTCTGGTATAGCATTGCCCACAGGATGCAGTTTGGCTTCAATGTTTCAAAACACACAACGATTCAATCAAAATCTTAATAGTTGGAATGTATCAAGAGTTACTAACATGAGCTCAATGTTTTTTAGATCAAGTGGTACAACGGCATTTAATAATGGAAGTTCAACATTCGATGCTTCCAATACTTTAATCTGGTACGCACCAAATTGCAGAACATTTGCGTCAATGTTTTCTTCATCGCAAGTATTTAGTCAACCAATTCCATTTCTTGTCGACACTTCTGGCATAACATTAGATGCAAGTGGAAATGGGGTCAGTTTGGCTTCAATGTTTATAAATAATTCATTTCGATTTAATCAAAATCTTAATACTTGGAATGTATCAAGAGTTACTGACATGAGCACAATGTTTGGCTCTGCAGCAGCATTTAATAATGGAAGTTTAATAAATGATGGTTCCAATAATTTAAATAATTGGTATGCACCCTTATGCAGAACATTTTCGTCAATGTTTAATGGAGCATCAGCATTCAATCAATCAATACTATCTCTTGTGGACACTTCTGGCATAACATTAGATGCAATTGGAAATGGGGTCAATTTGTCTTCAATGTTTGGCTCTGCACCACGATTCAATCAAAATGTTAGTAATTGGAATGTATCAAGAGTTACAACTATGGCTTCCATGTTTAATGTAGCAACAGCATTCAATCAAAATCTTAATAGTTGGAATGTATCAAGAGTTACAACTATGGCTTCCATGTTTACTGGAGCAACCAACTTTAATAATGGGCAACTTTTACCGCCGGATATTTCTGGAAATGTAGCAATTGCTTCTTATACAAATGCGACATCAACATTATATTCCCCTAGTGCAGCATTCACTCAAGACTTATCAGTAAATAATGTGCTTATTATTACAAGACTGGGAATTATATATATAAGTCAAATACAATATATAATTAGTGATGCCTCGTTGGTTCTACTCACACCTAATTCTAGTATTTCTTCAGGTATTACATCCATTAAAAAACAAGTTGCCGGAACTGCTGACTTGTCGTGGAATACAACAAATGTAACAACTATGGCTTCCATGTTTCAAAACGCGTATTATTTCAATCAAAATATTAATACTTGGAATGTGTCAAATGTTACAACTATGCTTAACATGTTTGGATCGTCAACATCAACAAATAAACATACATTTAATAATGGTGAACTTGCAGGTTCAATGACACAACAATTAAATTGGAAGGCGTCCAGGTGCACCACATTTTCGGCTATGTTTCAAAACAATTCAGGGTTCAATCAACTGGTTCCAACTCTTGTGGATGTTTCCTGTAACGAATTTGGTGGAATGTTTAATGGAGCATTAGTATTCAATCAAAATCTTAATACTTGGAATGTATCAAATGTTACAAATTTTAGCGCAATGTTTAATGGAGCATTAGTATTTAATAATGGACAATCTGTAACACAAACTGTTAGAGGAACTGCATTACTGGCTTCTTATGCTTCACCGATATTAACTTGTCTTGATGCATCATTTACCCAAGACTTCGCATCAGGTGATGGGATTATTATTACAACAGGTGGCTCAGCTATATATTCAAGTATAGTTGCAAGCATAAGTGATAACACAAGCTTAACCTTATCAGCAACATACCCTATTGGCACTCCTCTTTTACCAGAAGTAATAACCTCTATCAAGAAACAAGTTGCCGGAACTGATGATTTGTCTTGGAATACTCAAAGTGTAACAACGACTTCAAACATGTTTCAAAACGCTACTTATTTCAATCAACGTTTGCCATGGAATATGAGATTAAATAGAGGTGTTGCATCAATGTTTGCAGGCACAGCAACGACATTTATAAACTTATTTAACAATGGACAAATACTGACAGGTAATACACAACCATTATATGATGCATCATTAGTCCCACTTCCAAACACTTGGGATTTTAGTGGAGGCACTATATCAGGCTCTCCAACTACAACTAATGGTTGGCGTGTCAATTCTAGATTACTATCTGTAACTGGTAATGGTATAACTATTAACCCAGTATTTTTTTAATAAAGAACCATAAAGAAATTAACATTAATTCATTTTATTTTTATAAAGAATAATAGTAATGGACATTGATTTAAATGTATCAAATTATAGCATCGACGATTTAAAACGCTTTTTCAATGTAAACAATGCAGTCAAGTTGGATGAAGTCCTTTTAAACCAAAAAATGATGGAATTACAAGACCGTATTATTATTAGTGAAAACGTGAACAATGAATTTAAACGAAATTTCAATCATTTTTTAAATGATGCGACAACTATATTGTTGAAAAGTCTTCATGCCGAGGATGCAGTGCAAGAGAGAAAACTAGACAATGTAGAATTCAATCCAACTCATCCAATCGTCCATATACCAAAAGACCCATTTATATACACACAATCTAGCGAGGCATTTCAAGGAGTAGTGAACCCTTTAGAACGCCGACTTGTTACAAAAGTATTATCAATCGATTCCGAATTTCGCAAACCTCTTCATAACAAACTTCATAATCCAATCGAGCAAATTACTAATTCAAATAATTTTATGTTTCAATTGCAAGCACCATTAGAAAATGTAATATCTATGAAATTGGTGGCACTAGAATTGCCGAGATTATGGTATTCGATTTCATCAAAATTGGAAAACAATAGTTTTGAAATTTATTTGCAAAACACAGATGTTTCATTAACTATTGTATTGCCAGATGGAAATTATACAAATGCCGAATTAAAAACATCTATTAACAATTATTTTAATAATACAATGCAAGGATTAGAATTATTAAATTTCGATATTAATCCAATTAATGGAAAAGCATTTTTTTATGTAGACGCCGGAACACCATCAACATTTTATTATATACTCAATTTTTCGTCTAGCGGATTTGGTACTTATTTGGGATTTAATAAACAAAAATACACGGTCACCATGACAGATACATACACCAATTCTTTTCTTCAATCACCTGCAATAACATATATTGGGTATGTCATAGGAGAGACTAATTGTGGACTAGTAGACAATTATATGTTTGTAGTAGTGAATGATTTTAATTATAATCACGAAAGCAATATTATTTCTTCTCAAACACACAATGGGTTTATTGGAGATAATGTGCTAGGAAGAGTGTCTCCAGACAATTGCTCAGATAAAATATTCAAAAAGAGAGAATATTTCGGACCTGTAAGAATTCGCCAATTAGAAATTAAAATAATTAATAAATACAACAAAGTAATTGATTTGTTAAATAATAATTTTTCATTGGCACTAGAATTTCAAATATTATATTCTTCATAATTCCAATAAACCATCTTATTATTTCTCTCTTGTAATAATAAGATGTCATCCGCATTTTATCCATTAGGAATGAATTCATATAATAATCGTTTGCCACAAGGTGGGTATAAATCATGGAAAGGAACAGGTGTGTTTAGCAATCCAGTTGGCATTACAGCAGGCAATATTCGTCCTTTACGAAATAAAGATCCGACAAATTCGGCACCTCAAAAGTTCGGATTGCCACGACCACTTCAGCATTATCGAAAAGGCATTGTTGTTACCGCTCTTAATAACAATTCAAATAACAGTCGATTAATCAAATCATCTAGTCAAGTAAACCTAATTGGTCAAATGATTGACATGCCTGGTGGATATACAATCAAGCCAAACACGACAACAGACACATCCAACACAATAGCATTGGACCGAGATTGCAAGACGTGTCAAGGCATAGGAATTGTCGATGATTGGCAACCGATAACAAACTTGACAGAAAAACCGCAAGCAGACACACAAACCCAGCAGTTTTGTTGTAATCAAGAGAGAAATGCTATTATTCGCGTGTTACCGACGAGTTCTAATATAACAAAAAATGCAAATTTACCAAACACCTATTATACGACGCTTCAACAATATCGAAACAATCGTTGTCAGACATATCCACAAAAAGCATTTGACTTTCAATCAGTTGCAAATCCAAAAGAAAATACATACAATTCAATGTGTCAACCAGCAAACAGAGGTTGCAAATTGGCAGTATATAAAACAAACAATCCTCAATTTGCACAACAAGGAGCGGTGAAAAGCAGTACGCGGACTTTTAAAAGGGCTGTAACTACTGTCCAATCTCGTATTGCTTTATATAATGATTATTATTATGGATATGGTAAACCATTGTCATTGAGCGATGATGTGGTTGGACCACACATAGAAATTCCATTTGTCTTGAAGAATAAAGTAAGCCCATCAACGAATGAAAAGTGCAATATTGTGCATTATAATATACAAACCAATACCTATTATAATACCCAATGTTAAATTTTATATTTTTCACACCATTGAATGCATTTTTGTTTGTTGTTATTTTTCAAGAATTCCAATTTCTCCGATTTATTTTTATTTTTTAAAATGTTTATAAATTGATGAATTGTTTCTAATTGGTATTGACCTAAGATAATATTAATGTCATTAATTTTATTGAGAAAATAGCATGGTATATTAAAATCAATGAGATAATGAATTGTTTGTGTTTTATTATAATTATCAATAAATAAACTTAAATCTTGATAATATGTATTTGAATAAGTTGATGGGATAAATCCTTTGCAGATAATAAATTTTTCATAAGATGACACATTGCTAATAGTAGGTTTTATAATAAACACTTTTTCGAATAAAAATGTTAGCAAATAAACAATATCAATAATAGGTTTATAAAATAAATTGTGTATTTTAATTATAGATATTCCACCTACTTTTTGACATTTCAATATTTTTATTAGACAAAGAATGAATTCAAATACATAATCCTTGTAATTTAATTCATAAAAAATAAAATCATATTGAGATGTAGATATAAATGTATCAATATAACCTTTCCTAAAAAAAGAGATGCAATTAACAATAGGTCGATTGTCTGAACTCATAATGAATAAATTTATGTTTAATGAATGAAACCCATCAAATAAATATAATACATTTATTATTTCTAACAATTCATAAAACAATGTTGAATTTTCTTTGCATTTACTAAAGGTTGAAATATTTTCATATACATTAATTATTTTTGATATATTTTCAAATGTTATTTCGCTGTTTACAGCAACACAGTCACATATTAATTGTTTTAATGAGGAATTGTAATAATTATATGTACTGTAAGAAGCATATATTTGAATTTTTTCATCTGTTAGTAATAAATTTATTGGAATAGCATTGAAATTTTTAGGTAAAATATAATAACTCATATAATTATTACATCATACATTTTAAGCATTTTTTTTCTCGCAATCTCCGGTTTTAATATTTTTGCGTGTTCCATTTGGGCATCTTTTTTTCTTCTCTCCTATTTCTGGCTTTTCTTGTGCTTTTTTTGGTGCCTTTTCTTCTGCCTTTTCTGGTGCCTTTTCTGGTGCCTTTTCTGGTGCCTTTTCTGGTGCCTTTTTTGCTGCCTTTTCTGTGACTTTTTATGCTGCCTTTTCTGCTGCCTTTTCTGCTGCTTTTTCTGTGACCTTTTTATTCTTTAAAGTCTTTTTGGTTTTAACAAAAGCATAGTCAATGTCTTCTTCCGGAGGTGGCATAATTCTAAATTTTAATTTCGGTTTAACTGGTTCTTCTTTTTTTTCATCCTGTTCTTTTTTTGTCTTCTTTGGTTTTGCTGCCTTTTCTTCTGCCTTTGTTTCTGCCTTTTCTTCTGCCTTTTCTTCTGCCTTTTCTTCTGCCTTTTCTTCTGCCTTTTCTTCTGCCTTTGTTTCTGCCTGTTGTTCTGCTTTTGTTTCTCCCTTTTCTTCTGCCTTTGTTTCCATCTCTTGTGTTGCCTCTGCATCTGTTTCATCCGGTTCTAATGCTTCTGTTGCTGGTTGCAATGTTAATTTTTTATTTAATTTTCGCAGTTTTTTAGTTGGTGTAGTAACAGTTTCTTTTTGGCCGGATGGTTCAGGTTCTTCTTCTCCTCTTTTAAAATTATAATCACTTAGGTCAATCTCTACCTTGTCTGGGTTCACCTTTCGTATTTTTTTATAAATATAATACCGATTTAAAAAGGATATTTGTTTTTCAAATGAATTCATATGTGCTGCCGTGCCACAATCTATTTCTTTTATCCGATTTCTTTTAATTTCTCCAATCATGTTTCTATACAATTCATCAAACATCCCACTGCCAGATGGAAAGTCCATTTGTTCTGCTTCAGCCTTACTAATAAGAGCAAATCCATAATTTTCTATAATGCGATTGAAATAAGTAAAATTCACCAAATATTCAGGAATATATTGATTGATGGTTTCTTGATACACATCTATTTTATAACCTATGCAACTAGAATTGTCTTGAAAGTCTGTATCATCATATTTCTTTATAATTTCCCATATTTTTTTGCCTTGGTCTACAATTTGTACGCTTTCATCCATCTTTTTATTTTTCAATAAATTAAATATGGATTTTCCATCATATGTGGTTGCAATAAAATATCCATCAAGTTTCGTACATTCTGTCACATTTTTCAAAAATCCGCGAAATGTATGAATGTTCTGCAAGAAATAATGCAACGAAAATTGACAAGATGAGACATTGAAACCGTCCGCTCCTTTGCCAAATTGTTTATACACTCCTGCTCCTAATTTCTCTTCATTATATGGTCCTTTGCCAAACACAGCCAACGTAATTTCTTTTGCTTTATCATTGAGCATGGCTTGTCCTGATGCAATATTATTTGACGTATTTCCATTGACAAACAATGCATCAGGAACTCGTTTAAATCTTTTGCGATAATTTAAGAAACGAGCACAAGCACCGTCCAATTTATTTTCCAAATTATCTTTTGAAAGGTCAATCCCAAATACAAAAGACAAATGAGAATCAATCCATTTTGAAAAATCGCCTCCTTTTCCACAAGAATAATCAATCAATGTGTCTTTATTTTTAGAGACACCTGTAATAAGTTTTTTTTTCACATATAAATTATGAAAATCTCGCAAAGCCCTTGTTTTTGAGACACCTGTGCCGGTTGCTTTATTATAATAAACATCATCACTTATGCTTATATCTGGAATATTATTTCCGGTTGACATCATTGTTTCTGTAATAGGATTATTAATTGATTGCCAATTGCTATTTGCAACATGATACGCATTTCCGTAATTGCTTAATCCTTGTCGCAATTCTGCAGTTTTATCATGTCTTACGCGAAGAGGAACCCATCTCCATCCTGGTTCATTATCCATTTCATATTTAAATTCAACAATAGTGTTATCCTCAATCAATTCATGTTCTTCTGAAAACATTTGTGCGTCATAATTATCATCTGGCTTTAATAAAATATTAGTAATTCCTGCCATTGGGTCAGATGGATTTGTTGGATAAAACTGCATTGGGACTGCTTTTGAATCTTGATAATCTTCTTCTTTATTTTCATATTCTGGCAATTTACCATCAATCACATCTTGACATGGATTTACATAACCATGTTTATTTGGTATAAAAGTACATAATAATATTAATTGTTTATATTCCGATAAATATCCATTATTGCCTGGTTCAAACCAGGATGTAATAATATCTTTTCCAGAAGGTGTTTTCACAGTGTTAATCAGAAAATCAATTGTATTATATTGCGGAGGTTTCCATTTAAAAGAGTGTTCCCATGTAATTTTTTTAAGAGGTCCTGCTTTGCCAACAATGTCTGAACCTACGCCTACATATGCAGGTGTAAATATCAATCCGTCAGTGTTATATTCAAATAAATTGTCTTTTTCACGAGTTAAAATTGTATCGCATGCTTCAAATATGTTGTGTTTTTCTGGATTTGACGGATAAAATTGTTTACATTCTACGCGAAACAATGTTGACAGTAACTCTTGTGCCAATGGTTTAATAATATTTTTCAGGAGGGTTAATCTGGATTTCTCTTCTTTTGTTTTTTGTATAAAACTCCATGAGCGAACATCTTTTCCAGCATGATAATATAAATCAAACGCCGCATATAAATTAATATATGCCCCATTTTTATCATATAAAATCAATTCTCCATCTATAAGAGTATTTAATATTGATTTATTTGTTGTCGTTGTTCCAGTAAACATTAATTGCATGTTTGTGTTAATTAAATATATTTTACCATTGGAACAAATGAATAATAGATGGCGTGTTCCGTCTGCTTTTTCAGTAACTGTATAATTTGTGCGAATGTTTGGAATTGTGTTATTTTCATTAATTTCTGTAATATTTGACATTTGCAGTGTATATGAAGATGGACCAATAAAATTACTATTATAAATTCGTTGACGTTCATTATAATTTTCTTGAAATAAAAGTCGCATGTATAAATTCATTACATCATGTTGTTCTTTATATGAAATAGGGTAATTTGTCCCTTGTAATCCTGACAATACAAATTTTATCACGGTTTTCAACATTTGTAAAACAGATGCTGATGTATTAAATTTAGTTCCAGGACCGATTTTGGAATTTTGTATTTCTAATTCTATTTCATATATTTCCGGATTTGTAAACACGCCTGACTCTTGTACAGTTATTGTTTTTATAAAGTCTCGTCCTTTTCTAATAGAATTTTTAACAATGCTAACATCCACATTTACAGGATAATCTGGGTGTGTAAATGTAACACGATTAATGTATCGAAATGTTTTTTTGCTCGATGCCCAATCTGTTTTTATATATTTATTATTGCTGTATTCTACTTCATTTTGAAGAGAGACACGAAAATTCCAATCATCCATGTTTACAGTTCTAATTATTTCATTATTTGATGTTTTTGCAAAATTTTTCTTTGTGAATTTAATAGAATAAATAGATGAAAGTGAATTTGTTTTGCAATATTGTCTAATAGATTCAATCGTATCAATTTCAGTTCTTATGTTTGCCATTTGAAATGTTCCGTTATTGTCCAACATTTCTTTTTGAATACGCAAACTATACATTCCTGATTCATTCTCACAAGTAAATCCAAGTGATTTTAATTTCATAATAACATTGTCATAATCATTTTTAGTAAGTGGTTTGATGCCTTTTGTTCCAAACCTTACTTCTAATTCTTTATATGGGGTGCCATTGTTAGTTAAAAAGGGTTGCAATTTATAATATTCATCAATTAAGGAGGCAAATTGTTTTTGTGGTAGGGTTTTGGTGTTAACTTCAGGTTCTTCCTTTTCCTCCGGTTCCTCTTTTTCATCCTCCTTTTCTTTCTGTTCATCCTTTTCTTTTTGTTCCTCTTTCTCTTTCTTTTCATCCTTTTCTTTTTCTTTTTGTTTTTGTTCCTCTTTCTCTTTCTTTTCATCCTTTTCTTTTTCTTTTTGTTTTTGTTCATCCTTTTCTTTCCGTTCACCCTTTTGTTCCTGTCCCTCTTTTGCTTCTTTTTTCTCTCGTTTTTTCTTACCTTTTTCGCTAAGTTCCTTTTCATACTTTTCCTTGTCTTCTTCTAAATTTTTTTTTGCGTCAAGATAATAAGTATTTTCCATTTTATGATCATTATGCAACTTTTCAATTTCATCCAATCTCTCATTGATTGCTTTAATTTCTCTGACGGCTCTTTTTTTGGCGTCTATATTACTCATTTATATATTAATAACATATATATTTATATATATTATTAATCAATTTTTTTTATAATTGCTTCATAATAATGCTTTTTATTTTTCAAGTCATCTGTTTCAATAGACAGTTTATTACATATTTCTATTAATTCGGAAACTTTATAAGAAGATATAGCTTTAATTGGTTTATTTAGATTATCAATCTTGTAAAATAGATTATATGTTGTCTTGTCTCTTGTTGTGGAATATCCATATTTCGAGTGTTCTAAAAAGTGAATAATATAAATAGGCAATTCTGTTTCTTCATGTTCAATTAATTCAAAATATGTTTTGTTTTTTACATACACCACATTTAACTTATGAATGAGAGAAAGAACAAAAAAAGCAGTAATATCTATAATATTTTCATTTGCGAGTTGATTTTCAATATGTGAAATAGATGCGAATTTATGTTTTTTAATCAATTCTTTGTGTTTTCTCATTTTTTCCACATATTGTATTTTCAATGTTTTTTCCATTGCAATATTTATATTGTCTGGCAATTCATCATGCATAATTTTATAAAAACACCAAAATAATGTATCTTTTTGGCGTGGTTTAAAGATCTGTTTTTTTGTTTGTTTTTGTGAGTTTATTTCAGGATTGGACACACACATGGAAATAGGTGCAGGCACACTAATAGGCACACAAGCAGGCACACAAGCAGGCACACAAGCAGGCACACTAATAGGCACACAAGCAGGCACACAAGCAGGCAGACTAATAGGCGCAATATTCTTTCTGTGTTCTACCGGAATATTCAACTCTGGAGGTCTATCATAAAACATATATTGTTTTAAATCAATCAACATATCATCATTCATTTTATAATTATGCTGACAATTTTTTAAACTATTTTGCCTAAGAATTAAAAAAAGCACTTTTAAAGGTTTCTTTTTGTTTTTCTATATTTAACAAGGTTAATTCTTGTTCATTCACATAATTAATATAATTATTCAATTCATCATTCAACTCTTTTGGCAAATCCGCTAAATTGATATGAACTCCGTATTTATTTTCATTTAATGTAATCCTAAATTTATTAAAAATGCGTAAAATTTCAATCTGGTTAAATTTATTCATGTTCTCAATTTTATCTTTAATATAGTTCATTTCAACTTCATTCATTTGAAATAAACATCACTATATTTTTAAACCGTTATTATATTATTACAAAACTAATTTTCATCTGAGTCGGAATCCTCCGACGACAAGACAACATCATTTTTTATTACTAGACCCTTTGCTTTTTTACTGCTAACCGGTTTCCTATCTATTTTCCTTTCTATTTTTCTCTCCACTTTTAATTCAGCAATAATAGAAACATATTTATCATTCAATTCAAACCGTTGACCAATAACTCTTGCCGTAAATTTATCTCCTTCTTTGATTTCATTAAATTGCTCACTGTTATAATGATGGTCTCTTGCGATAAACACTACAATTGGACTAGGCATTTCATCCGAACTTTCAGCACGAATGCCTGCTTTTGTAATATTTTTAGCAATGCATGATATAAGAGTGCCTTCAACTGGAAAACACACATTACATTCAAATACAACTACAAATGTAATATTTGTTCCACGCTGTATTAATCCGGATGAATGCGATACTATTTTGGTTGAATTTTTTTCAATAAATCCTTCCACCAAACATTTTCCTTCATAGTTATCATGAATTTTTTTATTAATTATTTCTCTAATGTTTGTTCCGATTGATGTAATAGGCAAGACAATGTTTCGCGTAATTAAACATCTTGAATAAATTGTTGATAATTTGCCATCTTTATTTCGTTGTTTCATCATATTGTTATAATTTATAATAGTATAATCTTTTATTTCAATTTTTAAAATTTATTATATAAAGCGATGTCGCTTGAAATAAACCAATTCTTCCCATTTTTGCGAATAGAATTGTAATGTCTTAAAATTACTTCTTGTAAAATGCACATTTCAACTCCGGTTTTTTTTTTCGTATTTTCCTTGTTAAATAATTCTGGAATTCCAATGATTTTATTTAGATTTTCAACTTGTATATGTTTAACAGCTTGATCGCATCTCGCTCCAGAATTACGACTTGAACGCACATCTTTTGTTTTAAACACCATAAATTTATTTTTAGTTTCATATCCAATAAATCCAACTACATCGCTCAATTGACCTTTATCAATTTGCCATTTCATTGCCTCCGGACTTTCTAATATTTCTCTCTTATCTTCTAATCCTGCTTCAATCCAGGATTTATTTTTTAAGACAAACACTACATCATTTTCTTTTTGTTTTGAGTTGTCATATAATAAAATAACGGTCATTGTCTTTTTAGATTTGCGAATTGTAAGACTGTGTCTGATAAAATATTCCCTTGCCAACATTTCAAAACTATCTTCTTCCATTTCTTCCAACAAATATAAATAATTCAAGACCTTATGTTTTTTTTCAAACGGCAACACATCAAACATATGTTCAATGAAATATTCAATCATTTTTTCAGAAGTTATTGGCATGTCTATTTTTATTAAATCGAAAATTTCCGGCATTTTGCTAAGTATAACTCCATAATATAAATACCAAATATCATTTGCATCTCGAGGTATTTTTTTACCTGGATCGCTTTTATATTCCAAAAATGTTTCATAAATGTTTTTCAATTCACGAAATTCAGAGATTGTTTCGGTCGGTTGTGCCATTTCCATTTTTTGTAAATGCCTTTTATCAATGACTTCTTTCACAACATCGTGTTTAATAGTAAATTCAATAGATTTATGTTTGTAATCAATTGGCACGCTTCTCTCGAAAAGCGAGGCATGACGATTGAGCAATTCTTTCGGTTGAAATAAATAATATTCTCCAATATTGATTAAATAGCCTATCCTGTCATATTTATCCATAATAGGTTCAGAATTATTAATCATAAAGGTTAATGCTGCGTATTTTTGCACAAGAGGATATGTTTTAGGAACATCAATCAATTGCAATAATTTCTTTTTTATATAAAAAAAATTTTCTCTAAACAACATTTTTATTTTTTGATTAATTCTCTCTGAATTTATCATGATATAATTTTCATTATAGGTGTCTTCATTTAAATTGTATTCATTTATTTCTACTGATGGATTGCAATTATAATGACAATTTTTCATATAATCGCACGCAGAGGAATATGGTTGATCTCCTATTTTAAAATCATGCATTACCATTCCATTTGAAAGATGCTGTGTAATGTCTCCTTTTATTTCACGATCCATTATTTCTTGTGTGAAATTGGTCTGTCCATGATTGACAATACAATCCACCGCAGTTTCTTTTAAAATACGACTTACTTTTCCTATTTGAATTGATTTGCGTTCTGCAATCCGATACACATACAAATCTAGTGCTTCTTCTTCTTTATTTTCTAATAAAGTTCCATGTAAAAAAATCTGGACATTTCTCTCTTCAAAAGGTAAATCTTTATGACTAAAATTACGAACAGCTCTTCCTATAATTTGCTCAATACGGTTCATGTTATACCAAGGTTCCAATATATGAACTTGACGAATGAATTTTAAATCAATACCTTCTGTTCCTGCTTTTGAAACCAATATGACTTTAACATTTTCTCCATATTTATTTTTCTTATCTGTTAATTCTTTTATGAGAGAAATGTTGTCTGGAGACAATGTTATATCTCCTGTAATCATGGCGTATTTTGCGGTTTTTTTATTTTTAGATGACAAATCATCGAAAGGTTTCATTGTATCTACATTTATTTTGGGGCGACTTGTTTTTAAGAGGGGGTTACCATCAAATTTGGTAAATCCCAATTCTTCCAATGCAATTGCCATTGGGATTAATCCTGCATCAATGTATTGTGAATAAATTAAAATGATGCCTTTTGATTGGATAATATAATTCAATATTGCTTCAATTTTGAAACTATATTTGCCAATTTCAGAAAGAGAGAAAATCCTTCCATATTTTGCTTCAATCTGTGGTTTATATTCATAGTTTGATTTATTTTCAAAATTCATAACTCGTTCTATTCCTTGTTTACCTGTTAATTCATCCATGTTTATCGCACCACCCTTTTGTTCTATGGACGATACTTCTGATAAGGCGGATGCTTGGTTTAATGATGATAGTTCTGGTGATGATGGCGATGATGAGGATGATGGCGATGATGATGAGGATGATGATGAAGATGAAGATGATGGCGATGATGATGAGGATGATGATGAGGATGATGATGAGGATGATGATGAGGATGATGACATTTCTTCTGAAGACACAGTAGACATAGGAGAGTCAGAAGACACACCTGTTAATTCATCATGTGGATAAGTCATAATAAGTGTCTCCAACGGTCGCTGCAATAAACTATATCCAAGTATAATATTCAATGCATCCTTTTTATTTTTAATTCTGGTTGTAATATATTTATAAACGAGTGATTGATATGTTCCAATTTTACCCAAAAATACATTCAATATTTTCAAACGTGATTGTTCTTCAATTACATCACCATTCATTTGAATTGTTGGATATTTATTTCTTTTATCAAAAAAAGTATTTTCCAAAGAAAAATCTTTTGGATAAACTCGATATGGAAAAGTATATGGATTTTCACCTCTTACAAAAGAGACATATCCTGTTGCTTTTCGTATCAATGTCTCTCTTCCTCCTTGCTTAAAATTTCCAAATTTATCAAAAATATCCTCATGTTTTACAGTTGAACGCCTATCATTAATATTCATCAAATTTAACAACCAAATAATTTCTTCATATGTATTAAACATTGGTGTTGCGGATAATAACAATAATCGTAAATTATCAGCAGATTTTACCAATTTTTCCAAATTAATAGCAACCTTTTTATTTTCAGTATTGTCAGTAACACGAATATTATGAACTTCATCTATAATAATTAACCTATTGTCAAATTCTCGTTTCAATCGTTCTTTTTGTATTTTTAAATCACCTGAGCCTGCTTTTCTTAAAATAAAATTCGCGAATTCTATATAACCTATAAATAAATAAGAATTGTCAATAATAGCATTAATTTCAGATATAATTTTATCTCTTGTCAAATTCGTAGAATTGATTTCTCTCAATAATTTATTTCCAATACAATTTGTAATATTCCAAATACCATTTTTTTCTTTTAACTTTCTTTCATCAAACAATTGAAGACGAAAATTCTCTTGAACGTTTTCAGATGCAACAATAATAATTCGTTTTACATTATTCATTTGTTTTAAATAATCACGCATTTCTTCACTCACACCAATTGCCGAACATGTTTTGCCACTTCCTAATCCATGATACAATAATAAACTATTATAGGGTGTTTGAAAAGAGAGAAAGTTCTTAACGAATGCTTGATGGGGTGATAATTCAAAATCTGCTGTGCTTAACATTTCAGCTTGTTTTTTTACATTTGAATGTATTGTTCCGTCGTATTTTGTATCATTAAATTCCTTTTTTGTTGCGATTTTTATATTAAAATTTGGGTCATTCAAATTAGGATATAAAAAAGTATTTTCAGTTTCACTTTCATAAAGACCTTCTTTTAATTCTTTTTTAATTTTGAGTGAGTTACACTCTTTTGAAAATTCGTTGTCTGTGCATGCTTTTGTTGATGCTTCTTCATTTACTTCAGACACATCAGTTTCTTCAGATTGAGACCCTTTTTGTTCTTCAGATTGGCTTTCTGGTTCTTCAGATTGGCTTTCTGGTTCTTCAGATTGACTCTCTTTTTCTTCAGATTGGCTTTCTTTTTCTTCAGATTGACTTTCTGGTTCTCCAAATATTGTCTTTGATAAATCTTGCAAAAGACTAGGAACAACAACAGGAGAAGGAACAACAGGAACAACAGGAGGAGGAACAACCTTGGGAACAACCACCTCAGGGGCAACAATAAGAGGAGGAGGAACAACCTTGGGAACAACCACCTCAGGAGGAACAACAAGAGGCACATTTTTTTTAGGTTTTAATCGACAATATGTAGTTTTTCCTCGCACAACAACAGAACAATCTTCTTTTATTCCACATGCGTTTTCAGACAATCCTTTACATGTCGACATGATTAGTATAAACTATATTCATTTAATAATTTATGCACATTAGTAATTAATTGTTTTTTCTCTAAATTATAAGGTCTAATATTTTCTAAACATTTCTGAAATGTTTTCCACTCAATCTTACTTACTTCTGTTTTTTGATAATTCAATGTGTCATCATTAATTTCATCCATATATGCCAAAAAATATTTGTGTTTATAAGATTTATGATTTGTCCCAATAAAGGTTTCTTCAAAAGGCAATACATTTTGAATAACACATATATTTTCACAATATATGCCGGTTTCTTCTTTGAATTCTCTCAATGCACATTCCAAATCCTTCTCACGATTATTCCGGCGTCCTTTCGGAAATTCCCATTCAGTTTCTTTCCATTCCGTATTACTTTTATTAACAATCATTTCAAGTGTTATAATTTCATCATTTACAACAACACCTCCTTTTATCAAATCAAATTTTTTACTAGATATCATTTCTTCATTTAAATATTGATTGTTTGAAACATTACCCCACATTAAATTCCATAATTCATTAAATGAAAGTGTCAATATTCTCTCTTTTTCAGAAAGAGACATTTCATCAATAATGCTTTGTATATGTTCAATGTTATAAGGTGAATATTTTCCTCTAATAAAATCTATATATCCAAAACTATCCTTTCGTCGAATCATCAAAAATTCATTAATTCCATTCTTTTTTCTAAATAATATAATTCCATAACTCATAATAGGATATTTACAATTATGGAACAAGTGTCCACCTTTTTTACAATTATTGCATACATTCATATAATATGTTAAATTCATCATCTTTTTATATGAATTTAATTATATGGCACTTAATGGAAACAGAAACATCAATCAAAAAAGCGACCAACGAGAATTTAAATCTTCAGGGTCAGAAGCCGGATTAAATCCTGACATTTGGGGAAAATGGTATTGGGGATTTTTACATACAATTGCTATTTCATACCCATCATATCCAAATGCAGTAACCAAGAAAAAATATTATGAATTAATTCAAAATTTCCATATATTTTTGCCTATAGAACACATTTCAACCAATTTTTCAAAATTAATAGAAACATATCCGGTTGCTCCATACTTGGATACACGCGAAACATTTATCAAATGGGTGCATTTTATTCACAACAAAATCAATGAAAAAATGGAAAAACCTACTATATCATTACACGATTTTTATATTCAATATTATCAAAATTATAAACAAGACACCTTTAATTATAAACTCAGAGAGAAAGTCATTTACATAATAATAATTGTAACATTAGTAACATTAATTTATTATCTATATAATAAATAAGATGGAAGGAGGGAAAACAATAGCTTCTGGTGGGTTTGGTTGCGTATTTAGACCGTCTTTAAAATGTAAAATGATTAATGATAGAGAACCCAATAAAATATCAAAATTAATGACAAGTAAACATGCGTTGGCTGAATACAACGAAGTCTTGCTATTGAAAAATATATTAAATAAAATACCTAATTACACGAATTATTTTATTATTGATGGGTTCACTATTTGTGAACCAGACAAATTGACAAAATCGGATTTAACCGATTTTAAAATATGTTCTGCATTGCCAAAAGACAGCATTACATCTACCAACATTAACACATCTCTTAATAAATTATTATTGATTAATATTCCTGATGGAGGAGAAGCTCTTGATAATTTTATATATGTGCATTCTGCTTATCAACAAATTATTGAAATAAATAAGTCTATGATACAATTGTATATGAATGGCATTATTCCCATGAATAAATTAAATATTTATCATAGCGACATTAAAGACTCTAATGTTTTAATCTCTCGTAAAAAAGATCATTCATTACAAGCTAAGCTCATTGATTGGGGATTGGCTGTTATTTATAATCCAAAAAAACATGAAGACTTGCCAGAAAATTGGAAAAATCGACCATTGCAATTTAATGTGCCATTTTCAATAATTCTTTTTTCAAATAAGTTTGAAGAAAAATATTCCAAATTTTTAAACAATTCTAGTGGGAAAATTACACGCACAAAATTAGTGCCATTTATTTCAAATTATATAACTGAATGGAACGAAATACGAGGACCAGGGCATTTTAAATATATTACACACATATTTTTCATGTTTTTTGAAAAAGACCATCCAAAAGAAAAACACAATATCATGTTTTTTGAAAAAAAATATACACTTCCTTATATCACTAATTATCTTGTGAAAATTTTACTTGCATTTAAACCAAAGGAATATTTGAATACTGTATTTGTTAAAAATGTGGATGTGTGGGGGTTGATGATGACATATTATCCAATTATGGAAATTATTTATGACAATTATAAAACCAGTTCTAAAAATGACCTTAAAATTTTTAATTTTATTAAATCATTGTATTTGAATGTCTTGTATAAAAATGGCGACAAAGTCATTACTGTTTCCAAAGTAGTCAAAGAAATGAATAAATTTACTAACTTGTTTAAAAATTCAATCACGCAAACTATGCGAAAAAATAAAAATAAAAATAAAACATTGAGCAATAAATCATCGAAATCAACGAAATCTACCAAACATAACTCATCACGTAAATTAAAATATATTAATTTCTGATTTCAAATTATATTTAGGCATTTCATTACATTTATCATTACATGTATCATTTCAAGAATTTATTATTTAATATTTAAATATAATAATAATGAAATTAGAATTATTTGTGTTGGGAATTACAGCATTTCTTATATATAATACATATCATGATGGAAAATATTTAAAAATGATAATGTCTTGGAAAAAATATTATCAAATGGCATTTTTTGGGGTAATTGGCATAAGTGTGTATTTATTGATGAAACGAAATCCTGCTCAAGGAAAAAATATGTTGTTATATGCAAACAATATGGTAAAATATATGCCTATTGATAAATCGTCCATTGACATGTTCTCTCCCATGTTTGATTTTACTAGCACATCAAGTTTAGATAATGACATTGGATACGGCGGTGGTGGTGGTAATGCGAATGGAGAGAGAAGAATTATGAATTCAGGCAAAATGGGGACAAAACGCTCTGTAAGTGAAACGAAGAAAAAGTTTGTAGCATCACAACAACAATGGAAATGTGGCGAATGTAACAAACAATTAAACGCATGGTTTGAAGTAGACCATAAAACACGATTGGATAATGGCGGAACAAATGAAGTATCTAATTTAGTTGCTTTATGTCGCGAATGTCATGGATGCAAAACTGCAATGGAAAATTTGTAGTGTAGATAAAGTGTTTAGATAAAGAAAAGATAATGTCTTAATATATTAGTATGTCTAATGTTTCAAATATGTCGGAACAGGAAGAAGAAGAAACAAAACAAGCAATTGCTGCATCTTTAGAGACAGCAAAAGAAAAAAGCTTACAAGATGATAAGGAGTATCAGACAATGATAGATGAATATCATGAATCAAATAAACAATCATTTATTGAAGACAAAGGCAAATGCAATGACCCTGAACAATTTTTACAAAATAGAGGATCAGGCAATTGTTTGTTTGAGTCTGTCGCACAAATTTTTTTTCCATTTACAATTAATGAAGACGCATATCCATTGGTTGATAATGCAGCAATTTTATTACGATCCTTAGTCGCCATGTTTTATAAGGATGTGAACGACGAGGCTATGAATTTTATAAATTATGTAAAACTGGATGGAACGACTAGCCTTTCATATGGTGATGAGACCCAGTTGTTTCTACTCTCTAAATTATTGAAATTTAATTTGTCAGTTATAGCAAATGTTAATTCTGATGATATTCGAAACAATGAATGTCTTATATCATATTCTAATGCTGAAGATAATAACTATGTTTTTACATTTTGTGTTACATACATAAACAGAAAGTTGACAAAGGACGAAGAGAGAGGAAATCATTGGGTATTGCAGAAGTATGATACCACACATGTTCGTGCTGATTTTGACAAAATATATGATGAAGCGTTAAAGACGTATTTTTCATTTAACACTGCTATTACTTATGATATAATTAAACAACAACTTCTTACAAATAGTAAATATGATCCTACTCAATTTATTGTGGTTTCTGAACTAACCGAAAAACGGAAGAATATATATCGTGATATTAACACTGACATAGATAATAAATGGAGTGAATGTGTTACTAAATTAGATTTAAAAAATTCACCAGATGACGCATCATCCTCAGAACAAGAACAGCCAGTACAAGAAAAAAAAGAAGAAAAACAAGTGCCAGTGCCGGCACCTGCAGCTATAACATGCGATGATGTTGATAAATGCATTACTTATTTATTTGTTATAGTTAATAATGCTCTTCTGGTTGTTATTGAAAACAATAATATAGATTTTATAAAAGAAGAGACATCAAATAATGATTATTCCCCACAACTTAATGAAAAATTATATGATTTTATTAGACCAACCATAAAAAGAGCGATTAATGATGGTAATAAAACAATAATAAAAACATATAATATCACTAGAAACAATGTGTCAATTAATGAAATAATTTATTATATATTTTTAGATAAATTAAATGTTTCAGATGAATCATTATTAACTAATGTTTCATATAAACATCTTGCATTTTTTAATTTAAAAAAGATTGAGACAATTACGCAACCCAATGTAGTAGGGGTAATGTCATATTTAACCCAAATTCCAAAAATACGTGAAGAATTGAAAGAAAAACAAATAGAACAAAACACACCAACACCACCCCCCATATCGAACCCAGAAGTAAAAGTGCCACCACAATTACCAACACGACCACCACTGCCACCAACACCACCCCCACCAGCATCACAACCACCAACATCAAAAGTGCCACCACAACAACCATCACAATTACAGCCACTGCCAGAAGAAGAAGAAGAAGAAGAAGAAGAAGTCTCACAAAAAGCAATGTTGTCAAAAAAATATGTTGCTATATATATATTTGTAAATTATACTCTTTTAACATATATAGAACAAGATGATGAAAATAAAGACGGATATATAGATACAAAAAATAACCCTATTGTACCATTTGGAAGATTTGACACAACTGTTACTGATATTGATGCATTTTATCAAACACTGGCACAAGTAGGACTTAACATGCCTAACAATTTTGACACAGACACAAGAATAATTATGGAGGATGATTCCATTTTTATAAATAAAACAAATTATTATTTATTTATAGATGAGGTGCCTGATGGTTATTTTGTTAAACAAATACCATATAGTAATTTTTTCGAGTATAATACATTTCAACTTTATTATTCTAGTAAATTTATAGCATCATTAATTCCCCTTATAGGAATTTGTGATTTGTTTACAAAATATGAAAATTATCATATTAAATCGGTGTGTGACAATAAAACAAAAATAATGAATAAAATTATTAATATACAATTCAAACAAAAACAATCAAAACTCTCACCGAACCTAATTCTATTATCACCCCTACCCACAACAGGAAAAGGACCAATGTCAGCATCAGTGTTAACAACAGGACCAACACCAATAACAGGACCAACACCACAACCAACACCACAACCAACACCACAACCAACACCACAACCAACAACAGCACAACCAATCCCACAACCAACAACAGCACAACCAATCCCACAACCAACAACAGCACAACCAATCCCACAACCAACACCAACTAAAAAGGATGCAATAGATAAAATGGATACATTAAATTCATTAAAAATTGAACAAAACAATAAACAACAGGAATTAAAAATATTAAAACAAAACCTAGTTTCATTGCAACTAAATAAAGAAACAACCTTGAAACAAATTACTTCTTTAAAACGAATTTTAAATAATGATGAACTAACCCCTGAAATATTAGGTCAAGGAACAGAGATGCAGAATAATCCTACCCAATTTAAAGCTAAACGAGAAGAAGACGCACGCAAACAACAAGAAGCAAAAATTGAACAAGAAAAGCTAGATGATGCAATTAAACTTAAAAACTCTATAAATGACGATTCCGATCCAGGTTCTCGTTCTGGGGCACTAGAATTAGTAGCATTTTCATTAGAAGAAAAAACTAAAGAAAAAGAAGATAGAGCAAAATTACAAGAAAGAATAAAAAAACAAACAGAAGAGATTAAACAAATTCTTGACAATTTACCAGAACAAAACCAAAAACAATTAGAACAAGAAGGTCCAGGTATAGAATTAAATATACTTCAAAGACAAAGTATTTTAAAAAAAGACATGGACAGAGAAGAAGAACTAAAAAAGCAAGAAGAAATTGAAAAACAAGAAGCCGAAAAAGCTAAAAAAAAGGTTGAAAAGGAAATGAAAAAAGAAGAAAAAGAACAAGAAATTGCTAGAAGAGACAAAACAAAAGGTGACCAAGAAATACAAACTTTACAATTGAGTTTAGGTAATACTAGACAAAAAATACAAGACACAATAAAAAAAATAGCAACGATGTCTTCTGAAATAGACAAATTAACACAGCAAATAAAAGAGGCAGAAAGCGTCGCAAACAATGCAAACAAAAAGGCAGCACAAGAAGCACAAGTAGCCAGACGAAAAGCATCACAAGACGCTCAAGTAGCAAATGTGGCATTATTGGAAGAAAAATTAAATAAAACAATAAACACGATCTTGTTGCCATTGTCAGGAATAACCACAAAAACGAATTGGTTTCTATTTATTGGGTTTATTGTAATAATTATTCTGTTATCATTATTGTTGCATTACAACATGATAGAATATACCCCATTTTTAATAATAATGTGTTTTTTATTAGCAACCCCAATCATTATTTATTTATTTACAAACAATAAAATAGACCCAAAAATAAATCCGAAAATAAACAACAAAAATAAATATTACATGCTTTTTACAATTTTTATGATTTTTATGTCAATTTGTACATTAATATTATTATTAAACAACGGACGTTTTCCAACAACGCCGATGCCAGGCGAATTTTCAGCCCAAGAAAATGAAACAAATACGGCAATAGTCTTTTCAATCATTGCGTTTTTAATAGTATTAGGTTGCATATGTTGGTTTTTATTGAGCATGTCAGAATTCAAAGAATTATTTGAAGGTCTATATCAAATTTCCAATATCTTATATGTCATCATATATGTCGTATTCTTAATTATATTTTTCTATTTAACTTCAAAAGATACTCAAAACACATATGCCGCTATCATAACTCCAGTATTAATTTTATTGGGGATGGTTTCTTTCATGTATTCTTTTAAACAATCGTCTTTTTTCGGTTCAAAAATAAACGTCAACTATGAAAGACTAAAGTATTTTATTTTATTGTTGTGTCTAATTGCGATTATTACCATTTTTTACACAATAAATCCAGGTGGATACATGACGAAATATTTTGGTCAAACATTTTCAGTTGCCATTGCAATGATGGTATTCGGATTTTTATTTTTGGTATTTTCAATCAATTTATCAGATAGCAGCAGCACCAATCCCAATTCCTCTTCGCTTATAAGCGTATTAAATAGAGACAAATTCGTCATATACAACATCTTAGTATTTATTATTTTTATAATCATTGTAGTAGCAGGCATCGTATATTTTCCAGGTGGATTTGAAAATAATCCAGTGTCTATATTAATAATTATATTGTTATTGATAATTTTCACAGGATGGGTGTTATTTTTCGGAATTAAATTATTTACAGATGAAACGGAAAACTTGGTCCCATCGATGACTTCCTTCTCGAATAAATCCGATGCAATGAAACGAATTCTTATTATGGTATTTGGGCTGATATTTTCGTCCTTGTTAATTGTATGGTTAATTGGAACATTTCAAAATTTTACTAGTCGTTCTACTATAGCAGCAGGAATATTAAACATATTAATGATTATTTTTGTGTTAAGTCTCGTATATAAAATTTTAACAATTGGAACGAATTATATTAAACCACCTACAAAAGTTCAACAAGGCATTGAGTTTATTTTAAGCGTCGCATTTTACATTCCATGTTTAATTACATCGCCATTTGATTTTTTCTCAACCGCATCCTCTTCTGCCAAATCATTATCTACAAAACCAAAAATAGTATATGAATATACCCCTACAATTAAAAACGCATTTGTTTTATTTGTAATGATTATTATATTATGGATATTATCCCTTATTTTGCCATTCATAGAAAAAAGAGTGAATTTACAAGGAGGCACACAAATCATCGCAAATCCAATATCTACGAATAATGAAATGGTAGTTGCATCATACGAAAAATTAAATGGAAATAATGATTTACACTATCAATATGGCATGTCATTTTGGGTTTTTATCAATGCTTTTTCTCCTAGCACAAATTCCAATTACAATAAATTCACTTCATTATTAAATTATGGTGACAAACCAAATATTTTATATAATGGAAGCACCAATACATTGATGATAACTATGAAAAACACTGATGTAACCCAAACCCATCATAAATTAACGGATCTAGATGATAATAATAATCGAATTTTATATAAACAAAAAAATGTTCTTCTTCAAAAATGGAATAACATTACATTGAATTATACTGGCGGCACATTGGACATATTTATAAATGGAAAATTAGTAAAATCTAACATTGAAATAATTCCGTATATTACATTGGATAATTTAACAGTAGGAACAAATCATGGAATAGATGGAGGAATATGTAATTTAGTATATTTTACAAATCCATTGACAATTACAAATGTTTATTATTTATATGAAACATTGAAAAATACTACTCCTCCTTTTATCAAAACATTATAAATATGAGAGAATTGTGAGAACAGAAAAATATTTGAATAATATATAAATGGAATTGAAATCAATTGTTTTAATAGTAGTTGTAATACTTGTCATTTATGTTTTATTTAGATATATGTTTCAAGACATTAATACTTTACAACAAAATGTAGTCAATGGACAAAATTTAACCACAATACAAGCATCCAGTTTAGCAACAAATGGAACATCTGCGGCAACGAATAATTTTGCATATTCAATTTGGTTTTATGTAAATGATTGGAATTATCGTTATGGTGAACCCAAAGTTATTTATGGAAGAATGGGCAACACTAGTTCTGATGGTAGCGGTTCGATTGATAATATTAATGGTTTAGACCCTTGCCCTACTGTAGTGTTAGGTGCTATTGAAAATAATTTATCCATTGCTTTGGGTTGCTATCCTGGTCTCGATTCAACCACCTCTTCTACACCCATAACTGGTCAAACCACATCTGTTGTTCATACATGTAATGTAGCAAATGTGCCTATTCAAAAATGGGTAAACCTCTTAATTAGCGTTTATGGTCGAACATTGGATGTATACATTGATGGCAAATTAGTCAAAACATGTTTATTGCCTGGAATTGCAATGGTCAATCCAAACGCAAATGTATACATTACGCCAAAGGGAGGTTTCTCTGGTTGGACATCTAAATTCCAATATTGGCCAAATTCATTAAATCCTCAAGATGCATGGAATATATATACACAAGGGTATGGCAGCAGCATTCTCGGAAATATATTTGGAAGTTACCAAGTGGAAATCTCTGTTTTAGAAAATGGAACAACAACAAGTAGCATCAAAATATAATATTTTTATTTATTATATAGAATGAGTGAAACTAAAGTAGTATATGGAACAAAAGAATTTTTACAGTCAAATAGCATTATTGCCAAAGTCTCATTTTTATTTTTAGTTCTATTTCTTTTTATCATATTACTACGTTTAGGAATGTCTTTTATTGGTTGGTTATTGTCATCTAGAAATTCTCCAAAATTAATTAATGGAATGATTGATGCCAAACAAATGATTATTTTTCCACAAGATCCTAGTTTAAACAATGCTTCCACAATTTATCGTTCTGTAAACGCAACGGACGGAATTGAATTCACCTGGTCTGTGTGGATATTTATTGATAATTTACAGTATTTGAATGGACAATATAGACATGTTTTTCATAAAGGAAACAATCAATTAGACTCTACTGGAAAGAATTTCCCAAACAATGCACCGGGATTATATATCGCACCAAACACGAATTCTCTAATTGTAATCATGAATTCGTATAATGAGATTAACGAGGAAATTACTATTCCAAATATTCCATTGAATAAATGGGTCAACGTCATCATTCGTTGTCAAAACAACAAATTGAATGTTTATATCAACGGAACCATTGTGAGAAGTCTTGAGCTTGCAGGGGTGCCAAAACAAAACTATGGAGATATTTTTTGCTGCATGAATGGGGGATACGATGGTTTTTTGTCAAATCTATGGTATTACAATTACGCACTGGGCACGGCCGCGATAAATAATTTAGTAAATTCTGGGCCTAATACTAAATTAACAAATTCGTCTGCGCTGGGACAACCGTTTTCAAAATACTTATCTTTAAGATGGTTTTTTACGGAGGGTGATGGATATAATCCATAAGAAAAATTAAAGCACGTTTAAGATACATCCTTAAGTGTGTGTTGTAAATAGATAATTTTATGTTGGCAACTTTATCATTTCTACGATATTTGAAATGAGATTACTTATATTTAAACATAAATCCATAAGAACTGCATCTTGTTCCTGATAAAACATGGCTTATCTTGATATATGATGTGATACAATATTCTTTTTGTAAATACTCTCTTGCTTCAAATTGATAAGTAAATGTTTTTATAAATGTTCCATCTTTTGAAAATACATCAAATGGTATGTTATTTCCTTTTCCATCTGATAATTTTTTTCTTGCGTCTAAATTGTATTCATAATAATTTTTTTTTATTTCACTCATCTTTTCTTTTGCTTCTGGATGTTTTTCATAATGGGTTTTATGTGATTCGCTCTGTTTTTGTCTTGCTTCTGGATTGTTCTGATAATATCTTTTCATTTTTTCACCATGTTCTTTGCCTGCTTCTGGATGCGTTTCATAGTATTTTTTTGTTGTTTCGCTTGATTGTTGTATCGCTTCTGGATTTTCAAACTGTTTTTTCGTTTTTTCACTTGCTCGTCGTTTATCTTCTTCTGTGTGCACATATCCATTTATACCCTCTCCACCAAAAGTCATGTTATATCCTTTTCCATTCATATAATATGAATTATACTCTGTAATGTATCTAATTTCCATTTCATATAATTCTTCTAATGTCTCTGCTGTATCTATTTCTATAAGTTCAAAAGTATCTACCATGTCATATTTTCTTAACGCGTTATAAAGACACTGTGTCTCACCCCTTTTCGCACAATATTTATGTTTTTTTTTTCGTTGTTCTAATGAAGTAGTTGTTAGACCAATATAATATTTTCCATTAGGGAATTGTATTTTGTAAATAAAACCAAAAGTCATTATATAATATTGGTTAGTGTTACTTTCTTATTTTGTTTCAATTTTTATTTTTATTTTATAAAAAGGTTGTAAATGTATTAATGAAAAGTATGCAATTAATGTGTGAGAAAAACAGCATTTGATAAGTATTTGAATTAAATAATAACAATTGAAAAAAATATTATTATTAAACGAAAATATTAACGGTTCATCTTATCAATCAACACACGAATTTCTTGATAATGTTGCTCCTTTAAATTATTGACAAATTCTGCGTGTTCCGCACGATGCTTGTATTCTTGCACTTCCAATTGATGCTTCAATCTCATCTCAATGATCTCTGTTTTTAGGCGCGCGATTTCCTCCTGCAGTTCCTTGGTTGCTCCGGCAAAGGCGTTCCCTGTTCGTATATATTCTTTTTTGGTTCTCTCAAATTGTTTTTTGGTTAGCACAATTAATTCAGTTCTACCAGAAACATTTAAACTAATATCATACGCATCAAATATATCGCGAACATCCGCCTCTGCTTCTGATGTATATTTCAAATCAATATAATGAAACAATACCAAATCTAAATTTACATTTTTCTGTTTACCATAATCACGCTCATGTTCTGATAATCTGCGTTTAAGGTCACAAGTAAAACCATATTTATATACAATCAGTTCATCATTTATTGTTTCGGAAATTCCAAATGTTTCTCTCAATGCTCCTACTTTTCCTAATTCCACCAAATAAATACACGGAAAGTTTTGGGGACATTTTCCAAAAACTGCTCTGTAATTCTCCAGTTTAATGTTTAAAATCTCTGTGCCTAGAACCTCCTTATTTTCTTTTGTTCCCATTTGCATCGTGAATAATTTTTGGGTCGCCCAGATTGTGAATTTCTCGGCATTTTTATTTCGTGAAACAAATAATACTCGTAATAATCCAGTGTATGTTAAGAATAGTGCTTTTACTGGTTTTTTAGTCTTACTTTTACCACACAAAAGGACCTTTTGTGTGGTAAAACGACTGAAACATTCATAATGTAATCCTTTCTCATAATTACCTGTTGTTTCTCTTAATGAAATATCTAAAGTAGGAATATCAAATCGTTTCATCACATCTCTGACTCGAAAGAATATTTTATCGACCTCTTTTTCTCCCCTCGTTTCCATCTCAAGAATGTTTCCGTCAGTATCGTGAAATTTTTCTTCATCTTCCAATTCCAAGATTGGAGGAGCATTTTCTATCTCTGTTTGGTCTTCTTTTCTCTCTTCTTCAATATCTTCTATTTGAGGCGTATCAATTATTCTAAATTTAAATTTTTTTTTAATTTGTGGTTCTTCTGATTGTTTTTTATCTTCAACTTTTTTTCCAAAAGTATCAGCATGATCAACTGGAACAACAATGGGACAAACCGGAGGAACAACAATGGGAGAAACTGCAGGAGCAGTAATAGGAATAATAGCAGGAGCAGTAATAGGAATAATAGCAGGAACAACTATGGGAACAATATTTCCAATTTTAAACATGTGTTTATCTACCCATTCTTGGCTAATTAATAATTGTGCTTTACCACATTCTTTATCGCTTACATTCCAACAGTTAAATTTACTATTAAAACACGCATAAATATATTCAATAAAAGGAATTTTGTTTCTTTCGATAATTTCTCGTCTTTTAGTTTTAATGCCTTTAAATAATTCTGGTTTACATTCACACATATCCTTTGCGTTGTAATACATTTTATTGCTCGAATCAATTGAGAACGATGTTGGAAGATTTGTCATGGTTGTTTGTTTGTTTACTATTATTATAAAGATAAAAATGTAATTCAATTTTTATTTAATAACCGCAATTCATAATTGCTTTTTTCCAAAGTATAAATTCGGTCATTTGTTTCAACCAATACTTGAAATCTTTCTTTTTCTTTTCTCTCTTCCATTGTCCGCATTTGTTCTTGTTGAAGTGCGATTTTATGTTCTAAGTCTTTCGTTTTCATTTCGTTCCTTATATTATGTATTTCTTGTTTTAGATTTACTGCCTCTTCTTGGAGTTCTTTCGTAGCACCTGCAAATTCCCTCGCAGTTCGCATGTAATCTTTTTTAATTCTGTCATATTGTTTGGCGTTTAATGTAATTAATTCTTTTCTACCTGTAACATCCAATACGGTGTCGTATGTTTCAAAAATGTCGCGAACATCCGCCTCTGCTTCTGATGTGTATTTTAAATCCACATAATTAAACAACTCTAATTCAATATTTACATTTTGCAGTTTGCCATAATCATTATTATGTTCTCCCAATCTGCGTTTAATATCACATGTGAAACCATATTTATAGACAGTAAGATCATTATTTATTTCCGCGGAAATGCCAAAGGTTTCTCTCAATGCCCCCACTTTTCCCAAAGACAATAAATAGATGCATGGAAATCCTTGAGTATATTTGCCAAAGACGGCTCTGTAATTTTCGATTTTAATGTTTAAAATCTCTGTGCCTAGAACCTCCTTGGCTTCTTTTGTCCCCATTTGGATCGTGAATAATTTTTCTTCTGCCCAATCTTGGAATTTTTCTGCTCGTTCAGCATTTGATGCGAATAAAACACGCAATAATCCGTTGTATGTTAGATACAATCTTTTTTTAATCGTTGTACTACCATAATTTTTGGGGTCATTCTGAATAAAATGTTTATAATGTTTATTAATTTTATAATTTGAATTATTGTTTAATATTATGTCTTGCAATCTTTTCATATGAAATGATTTACTTATATCTCTAACTTTAAAAAAGATTTTATTTCTCTCTTTCACTCCCCTGGTTTCAATCTCAATAATATTCCCATCTGTATCATGAAATTTCTCTTCATCTTCCAATTCCAAGAGAGGCGGAGCATTTTCAATAACTTCTTTGTCTTCTTTTCTCTCTAAATCCTCAAGTTGAATGTCTTCTTTTTCTTCTTTTATTTTAACAAGAATAATAGGAGCAGGTGGAGGCGAAGGAACGAATATAACAGAAGAAATGTCCGTAACAGAAGATGTAATAGGAGCAATAGGAGCAATAACATCCTCACTTCTGAAATAATATTTGTCCACCCAAGACTTGGTGATTAATAATTGTGCCTTTTTGCAATTTTCATCACTCATGTTCCACTCCTTAGTTTTTGCTAAAAAATTAGCATAGACATATTCCGTATCAGGAATGCTCTTTTTCTTTGTAATAAGTCTCTTTTTGACAGTGCAACCATAAAAGAATTCCGGTTTATAATCGAACAAATCCTTCATATTAAAAAACAATTTGTTTGACATGTCAATAGCAAATGGTTGAGGAGTTCTCATCATTGTTACTTGTTATATACAATAGTAGCATCTCTCTATATGGTTTATTAATATATATTAATATATATTCACGCGAATAATGTGTAAAATAATATTCAAATCCAATCCAATAATTTTATTTTATTATACATTTATATATATATATGTATAGATGGTTAACAACTTCATTATTTAAGAGAGAAAATAAAAAACAACAAGACGAAGAAGACCTAACTAAAATTAAATCAAATTTGGAAGGTCTAACTACAGATGAAATAATAGGTGAACAAGAAACGCCAATTGCCAAATCTATAATAACAAGACAAACCTCTTTTTCCGAAATGGAGCCTGAATCGAATGATTATCATGCTTATTTACGAGATATATTACAAGAACAATATAAAGAATATATAGAATTTTTAAAAGGGTTGCGTGAAGATGAAAAAAAAGCACTTGCAAAACCAAGTCGTACTAGAACTACTGAAGATAATGAACTTATAGAAGGTGTATTTCGTAACATACCTCCACTTAAACATTCATTTTATGCATATAGATGTTATGAAAAAAATGTTAGTATTGCAGATTTACAAGCAAATCCTAATAATGGGGTAATTTCATCCGTAACAATTAGAGCTTCTTATGCAAATTGGTGGTGTAAAAGAAGCTTGGGAGGTATTATATCATATGTATTTAAAGATGAAATGCCAACACAGCCAGATAGAACACCAGATGAAAAAGGAGATTTAATTGTATGCATTTTAATTCCAAAAGGAACTAAAATAATACCATTAATTGGGGATTATTTACGACATAAAGAAAAAGAATTTGAAACTATTTTGTCTTCTCATAGTAAATTATATTATACTGGAATTCAAATAACATCAAAAAATATACCTCTTTTTGTTTGTGTTAATGAAGAAAATTTGATAGAAAATGCTACTGAGATGAAAGATATGAATAAAAATATATTAACTGAATATTTTATTGAAAGTGCAATGCAAATGGATCCAATTCGTCGCAGTAGTTTTATTGAATCATTTTCAAGAATACCAAGAGAAAAAATAATTAAAAAAAGAGAAAAAAGGGAAGAAGAAGAAAGAGTGAGAATACAAAATGAAAGAATAGAAAATGAAGAATTTGAACGCGTTCGTATATTTATGGAAAATGAAAGAATACAAGCAGAAGAAGCTGAAATACAAGCAGAACAACATTTACAGGAAAATATTTCTGCTAATTATAGAAGCTTGACTATGTTTGATGGACCGCGAGGTGGAAAGAAAAATAAATCAAAAAGGCATAAGAAAAGGAATAATAAAACAAAAAGGAATAATAAAACAAAAAGGAATAATAAAACAAAAAGGAATAATAAAACAAAAAGGAATAATAAAACAAAAAGGAATAATAAAACAAAAAGGCATCCCAACAAAAAATAAATAAACTTTGTATAATATAATGTCTTGTTTAGCACCAGGTTATAATCCAAACCCAACAAGAACATGGTCAAGAGTTCAATCGTCGTGTTCTCTCGTTATACCAACAACACCAATAACAAAGGAACAGGTGATTGAGTTACAAATGCGAAGAAAGGGAAATGTGTTGCAGTATAAAGAAAATAGTTCTAATTTGACAAAAACCCAACAGTATTCTTTAATTGCACAAGGCAAATGGACAAATAGAACGAAAACATGGGCAACGCAAGGTGCATCAGCAACTAACAATAATACACCGGTAATGTCAACCTCATCTGATTACACAAATCCAAATACACACAATTTACCAAGAGTAGGAAATACATTAATTTGTCCTTCTCCTGCAATATTATGTGTTCCAACATCATCCTCGAATGTTCCTGGTCCTATTATTGACATATGTTACGATGATACATTGTCTACTTATTATCCGAGAGAAAATACAATCATGAATAATAGCACCAATGGGTTTCCAAAAGGTGCAAAGAATTTGGTGTCTGCAAATTCAATTCCCAGCTTACAATAATTTAATTTATAAATATATTATATGAATTCGCCCTATTTAGTTTCAACATCAATGCCAAATAATGAACCACCACCA